GCAGAGATCGGTCAAGAGTTACCCGGTTCGACAGAAGGTGAGATTGTAGAGGGATTACGTTACATCGAGCGCATGGTTAACTCACGCTTAGAGCAGAAGGCTATGCGTACTAACTTATTTCAGGCTTTGCGCCAGCTTGTCGTAGGCGGTAACACGCTTTTATACATCGGCAAAGAGAAGCTACGTGTACACCGATTAGATAACTATGTCGTATCACGAGACGGTGAAGGTAAGCCTGATTTAATCATCATTAGAGAGCAGGTGAATATCAACACGTTACCAAGCCACGTCCAGTTAGCTGTAAGTGACGAGGACAAGGTCCGTGGTTTTGACGACAGGGTTTACCTATACACAGTCGTTGAGTTGCTACCGAATGGTAACTACAGCGTGCAACAAGAGGCTGTCGGAGAGCGCTTAGGTGACGTGAAATATTACCGTCCTGATGCTTTACCTTTCTTACCATTGCGAATGGTTGTCGTTGATGGTGAGGACTACGGACGGAGCTATGTTGAGGAGCATATAAGCGACTTACAAGGGCTTGAAGCGCTAACTAAAGCTATTCGTGAGGGCACGATGGCCGCGGCTCGCGTGTTGTTCTTTATACGGAATAACAGCTCAATCAAGATTAAGAATGTACGTGATGCAGTCAATGGTGACTTCGTTAATGGTAATATTGACGATATAGGCGTACTACAGATGAATAAGTTCGCAGACTTCCGTGTAGCGCTTGAAGAAGTCAATAAGCTACGTTCAGCGATTACAGCGGCATTCTTAATGGTGCAGTCAGTACAGCGTGATGCAGAACGTGTGACTGCGGAAGAAATAAGACGAATCACAGACGAGATACAGTCAACATTAGGCGGTGTCTATTCGTTATTGGCGCAAGAGTTACAGCTACCGCTCGTTAAATTGGTCATTACTCGCTTAGAGCAAGAGCGTAAGCTCACTAAGCTACCTAAAGGTATCGTTCCTAAGATACTAACAGGGTTGTCAGCTTTAGGACGTATGAACGACCTTAATAACTTGTCGATATTCCTACAATCGTTAGCTCCATTAGGCGCTGAAGTAGTCGCTAGTGAGTTAAATGTAGATGAGTATATCAAGCGTGTAGCGAATGCAACCAATATAGACATCAAGGGTTTAATTAAATCGCCAGAGCAGAAGAAGCAAGAAGCACAGCAACAGGCAATGATGCAGACAATGCAACAAGCTGTCCCTGCTATGGCGCGTAAATAGTGAGGTTATAAATGGATACAAATAATAAACCAGAAGAAAGTTTACCTGAGATCGGTACGCCAGAGTATGACGAGTACATGGTTAAAGTTCACAGAGAAACACACGGGGTATCAGATGAAGCCGAGAATGAGGAAAAAGCAGATAAAGCTGACTCAGAGGAGAAGACTGAACTTCCTGAAGGTTTGACACTAGAACAGCTCATTGAGTTCTACAACACACATAAGCAAGCTGACAGCGAAGAAGCCACTGAGGAGACTGAGAGCGAGCCTGAAGCCGAGCAAGAGCCTGAAGCCGAGCAAGAGCCAGAGAATGACGAGCTAAAAGCGCTCCGCGAGAAGATTAAAGAAATGGAAGACGAAGCAGTACGTCAGGCTATTTTGGCTGAAGCAGGAGGCGAAGACAGCTACAAGGCGCTCCAGGAGTTTGCCACTGAGAACTTCAATGAGGTTCAGTTAGAAATGTTCAACGCGGCTATCGTGAACGGCACTAAGGAGCAAGCGGTAGCGGCTGTGTCGTTGTTGAAGCAGTTAGCAAGTGTACATGGCGTGGCAGTGAGCGACAAAGGGTTCATGTCAGGTAAGCCTAACCAACCGTCAGGTACAATCGGGTTCAAGTCACGAGCTGAGTTCCATGCGGCTATTAGCAACCCGCTTTATAGAGATTTTACAGCTAAGGGTGACGCTTATCGAGAAGAAGTACAGAAGCGCTTAGCTTTATCACGTTTTGAATAATATAGCCAGTTTCAATTTTAAATCACTTTAATAGGAGTTTATTAGTATATGGCATTTCCAGTAGACACTACCGTATCACGTTTAGGTCAGATTAACCAAGCAGGCGACTCACGCGAGTTGTTCCTTGAGTTGTTCTCAGGTGAAGTTTTAACTACTTTCCAAGCCGAGAACATCGCGCTTAAATTGACCCGTGTACGTCGTATTAAGAACGGTAAATCTGCATCATTCGCGTTAATGGGTGAGAACTCAGCAGAATACCACAAAGCAGGTGAATTAATCGAAGGCAACAAAATCAACCACGCGAAACGTATCGTGACCATTGATGACGTTGCTATCTCACCTGTATTTATTGATGACTTAGACGAAGCAATGAACCACTACGATGTACGTGCTCACTACTCAGGTACTTGTGCTCGTGCATTAGCAGGCTTAATCGACCGTAACATCTTCCGCCAAATCGCTAAAGCGGCTTCAATCACTGACGCTACTATGGCTCAAGCGGCAGGTTTAACCGTATTACCTGAAGAAACTTATACAGCTAACATCACTTTAGCCGCGGCAGGTGACGAGTTTGACGGTGCTAAGTTAGTTGACGCTATCTTTAAAGCACGTACTCAATTACGCAAAGCTAACATCAAAGAACGTGCTGTAGTTGTATTACCGCCTGAACAATACGAAGCGTTAGTGAACGTACAAGATGTAACTAAAGTTGCGTGGATTAACGCTGACACTGGCGGTGTTGGTAACGTGGCTGATGGTGTTATCCCTCGTGTTGCAGGTATGCCTGTGTTCGAGACTAACAACTTACCGCAGACCGATGAGACTTTAGGTACTTCAGATCCTGAACCAATCGCTGATTCAACTCTTGGCTCAGGTAATGCCGCTAAATACCGTGGCGATTACAGCAAAGTGGTAGGCTTGGTGTTCACCATGTCAGCAGTAGCTACTACCCAATTATGGGATATTACTACTGTGCATGTACCTGAACCATTACGCTTAGGTCACACTATCTACGCTAAGATGGCAGTAGGTCACGACATTTTACGTCCTTGTTGTGCAATCGCTATCTACAAAGCCTAATAACTAAATGCCCTACCCTTAGCGGTAGGGTTTTTTTGCTTTATAGGAGGACAGATGATAACACCAACTACAGAGCTTGAAGCAGTCAATACAATGCTTGTGTCTATAGGTGAAAGTCCTGTCAACCGCTTGAACTCAGGCTTAGATGATGCGAATACCGCACTGACTATCTTACGGACAACCTCAAGGCAGTTACAGCTTAAAGGGTGGCATTTCAACACCGAGGAAGTAGACCTGACACCTGATAAGGACGGGTGCTTGATGCTCCCTGCGAACACACTGAAAGTTAATACGAATTACGAGCATATCGTACAGCGTGGGCGTAAGTTGTATAACAGACGAGAGAATACCTATAAATTCACAGAGTCATACAAGGTTGAAATTGTGGTTGCCTTGGAGTTCGAGGAATTGATAGAGGCGGCTAGACACTACATCACGATTAGTGCGGCACGTAGATTCCAAGATTCAGTTATTGGTGCTTCTGATTTACATGGTTTTCAACAGGTAGACGAAATGCGAGCCTATGCGATTCTTGAGGAGGCTGAGAACGAAGCGACACGATATAACTTGTTCGATAACCCACAACTAAGAGGAATGTTAAACCGCAGTTCCTCATACATCTACAGGGGGCGCTAATGGCTAACATTACGCAATCCGTACCAATGCTAACAGGAGGTGTGTCAGAGCAAGCACCAAGTCACCGCCTACCGACACAAGTTAGCAACGAATTTAACTGCTTGAACTCACTTACTCATGGTGTCAAGAAGCGACCTAACAGCATCTTTGTGTCTGAATTACAGACCAATAGTCAACTCGATGATGCTTATATCCACTTCATTACAAGGGATAACACAGAGAAGTACATAGTGGCTATTAGTGACTCAGGTATTGAGGTGTTTAATAGAGACACAGGGTACAAGTATGATGTCGTAGATACATCGCAAGGTAGCTATTTGACGCTACAGGAGTACGTAGGTAGTAAGCGTCAGCAGTACGCGGCTTTGACCAGTGCTGATACAACCTTTGTGTTAAATAAAACAGTACCAGTCAAGAGGTTAAACAGGTTTGTCGTTCCTTCAGTCGATACAGATAGGGTTGAAGTGACAATAGCTACACTACCTAAGAGCGCTTCGCCTTACCAGAAGGGAGGTTACAGGATAGACCTTGACGGCTCAGTCGCTGTGTCAGAATTTGAGAATGTATCAGCATCTGAAGTAGCGTCTAAGCTAATGACTGCAATTCAAGCTAAGTACGGAAGTTATACGTACCGTCTTGTGGCTAACAAGATTTACATAGATATGCCCAAAGGCTCACCAATGTTCACTCTTACCGATAACTCGTTTACGTATAAGTTTGAGGCAGGTAATCAGTGGTACACACAAGTGAGTGCTTCTGTGCTGTCTGTCGTTACAGGTGACGCTCCGATTAACACTAAGTACGTACAACCACGCGCTGTTGTGTTCTTACGTCAGACTGATTACAGCGTTAAGTACGAGGTGAAAGTAAACGGACAGACGGTATCACAGACCACTGCTGATGCAACAGTAGAAGACGCGAGAGCAACACTTAAAACTACGTCAATACTCAGTGTATTAGCTAACGCAATTAATAATTTAAATAACGGTGTATCAGCGAGTCTTGGTAATGGGTATATCGAACTGACAGCGGTTGATGATTTTACCGTCAGCGTATCTGATGATTTGAACAACAAGGCTATCGGTGTCGTCAAGGATAAGGTACAGCTATTCAG